GTCGAAGAGCGCGCATCTGCTGGGCCCGGGTCGTCACAGTACCTTTTTTGTTACAATTTTGTGACGAACCGGCATCATTTTTCCCAGGGGCTTCAGCGGGGATGGAAAGTGGACGGTATTCGTCCAGGTAATCCAGCAGGAGCAGTTATTCGCGGGCCGGTAGCCGTCGTGATGGTGATGACTATCCGTCGTGGGTTACGGCCCGTATAAGGCTGCCGCGTATAGGCTGCCCCTGCTGGATTGCACTCAAGAATGTTGGTTGGTAGCGATAGGGTTTTATCTTTACCCCGCGCTGCGTCACAATACCTTGCGGAATATTGTGGCTTTGCTATAGCCGTGCACGCCTTTGGTCATCATCTCCAGGAAGTCTTCCCGGGTGAAGTCCGACAGGCGGAACACTTCTTCCGGCGTCATGCCGAGCTGTTTGGAGATCTCAGGCACCGTCTTGCCCTCGTTTATCAGGCCCTGCACAATGGATTTCATCGGTCCGAGAACGTGCGTTCCGCGGGCGCGGTTGTGAGTGATCGTGCCGTAGACGTCTGCAGAGTCATCACCATGGTGGTCTACTATGACCACAGGCACCTTTCCCTGCAGCTTCGTGAGCAGTGGTTCCTGTCCTGATACCGTCCAGCGATGGAATCCGTCAATGATCGTGTAGTCAGGCCTGCATACGATGGGCAGCGTCCAGCCGTTGGTAAGGATCGACTGCGTCAGCAACTTCATGTTTTCATCGCTGACCACGTTCGGGTTATAGCCATTCGCATGTAGCAGGTTACGGTCTACCCATTGCAGGGAAGCCAGGGGAGCGAACAGATCAGCATCCATCCTTATTCACCTCCTTCCGCGCAGTCTCTCTCGAATACTTCACGTAATCGGTGAATATGTCTGTGTAGATCGCCCGCAGTGTACGCTTCTTGGGATCGCCGGCCATCATGGCTTCATACATCTTCTTGAAGTGCCGCTCTGTCATAAAGGAGAATCCTTTGACATAGAGCTGCTTGTATGATCTGGCCATATCCTGCCGGGCCTTGGTAGTGAAGTAGTCCTCAGGCTTTTCGAACAGCATGTGTTTGCACAATGCTTTGTAGTCCTTCTTGGCCTGGCCTGCTTCCAGCTTCCTGCGCTTCACGGTAGATCTGTGGAACATCTCGCTGTCCCAGTACAGGAGAGCAAGGTAGGCGTTCGGCTCGCGCCGCTGGATCCTGGCCCACAGATCCGGATCTGTCTCAGCAACATACCGGAGTCCGGTAATAGACTCATGTCCGAAGAACTGGCACAGCCGCAGCTGATGCCGGTTGACTCCGACTCTATACAGATCGATGTACGATTCCGGGAACTTCAGGTGGTGCTCCTTAATGTAGAGCCACACGTCCGTATCCTTCCAATCGTAGATCGGATAGATAAGATTGTTTCCAGTGGTGCATCCGGCTGTCATCGGAACAGTGGACAGATACTTCAGCCGTTGCACAGATTCATAGGCGCGGACGCCTACGATCATCAGGCCGTCCTTGCTCACCTTCGGTAGGAAAGTCTGATAGTTCATCTGCCCCGCATACTGCAGGGCCGGGTCCCGGGTGATCGCAAAAGGCGGAGGGTTCCGCATCCAGATGTCTTCCTTGCCAGGCTCCCAGGTGATCCAGGATTCATCATCCTGCAGCTGGTGTAGCATGGACACCTGTTTGACCGGCAGGCAATACCAGCGGTATTCAGCGCCCATCCGGACGAATCGCTTTCGCCATTCCTCCGTCATCTCCAGCATGGAAGGATAGATCGTCTCTTCGTCAATGAAGCAGACACACAGCTGATGCAGGTCGATCTTTCCGGCCATGGCCAGATCCCACATCATCCCGCAGATGCACAGCGTATCCTTGCCGCCGGAGAATGCCAGGTACACCTTGACGCCGTTCCGGAATACGTTCTCGATCCGCTGCATAGCGGCTTCGACCACGTTCATCTTTCCGGAGACTTTCATCACGGCCATGAGCGTCACCTCACAGCCAGATCTTCTCGCCGCACTTCGGACACTGGATAAACCGTTTCGGCAATGGCTCTCCGTGGCTCTCAGCGGGCGATACGGGCGCCGGGTCTGCCGGCTTAACTTCCTCCGCTTCTTGGGCGTGCACCGCCTCCTGCGCGTCGTATTTCTGCGCAGTCGATGCAATCTGCTGCTTTGTCTCCTCGGTCACTGTACCGTAACCGGAGAGCATTTCGTCCACGTCCTCCATGTCGGCCGTGATCGTCTTCAGCAGCTCCTCGTCATATCCGGGGATTTCCAGATCATCGCCGAGCTCCCGCAGGAATTCCTCAAAGACTTCCATGTCATCCACGCCCAGGCTGTAGATCTTGTTATCCGCGAGCATGAGTTTCTTTTTCTCATTCTCGCTCAGGCCCTTCATCACGAGCACGTCCGCTTCCGTCTCGCCTTTGGCCATCAGCGCGGCATACAGGCCGTTGCCGGCGAGGATCGTGTTATCCTCGTCGACCACAATCGGGCGGATCTGTCCGAAGCTCTCAAGGCTCCGCACGAACTCTTTCGTCTGCTTCTCCGAATGGATCCGGACATTCCGCTCTGCAGGGTGCAGCGCGGACAGCTTCATCTTCGTGACCTTCATGCGCTCACCGCCTTCCGGTCACGGTGCTTCTCCCATAGCCGCCAGCCGATGGCGAACAGGATCGCGCCGCCTACAAAGTAGATCCGGACGGATGCCATGAGCGTCCACATGCCCATGACGCCCAGCGGAACCAGGAACGCCCAACCGGCGATCATGCCGCCGTTGATAGCAAGCCCGGCTTTCTTTCCGAAGGCGATGTAGATCGAATACATGGAGCTGCTCAGTGTACTGGCGCCGATGATCGTGATCAGGAATGCCTTCAGCACATTCAGCGCCGGCGTGAACTGCGTCCAGGCCAGCAGAAATATGATGGCCATATAAATCCCGAAGAAGATACCGCCCATTGTAAACGCACGTTTGACGTTGATCTTGTGCGTTCCGTCTTCATTCTTCTCGTTGTAATTGAGGATCTCGAAGAAGTACGGATACGTGAACGGCCCGGGGAGCAACAGGATCGCTTTCCATATGCCCTGGCCCATGGCCTTGTCATCGGCTATCATCGGAATCTGATTGAAGTTCCCGGCGCTGTGAATAGCAGCTGCTATCGTGACGCCCAGCGCCAGAAGATACACAATGATCCAACCGAAACCGTCTGTCAGTACGTTCCGGATCATTCCATATTCAAGAAGGATAATCAGGAATACAGCGGCCATAATATAGGCGATGGACATACCATAATCTGATCCCAGCGGAGTATCCGCGAAAACCGTCTGTGTCCCATTCATGGACAGCCATGCCTGGAACACGCACATGATTCCGCAGATCCATTTCATGATCTTCGATCCGAAGACTTCACGAACTTTCGGGATCTTCATTGCAACGCAACCAAACACGATACAGGCCAGCACGTTTCCAAGCACCCAGATCAGGGAGGGAAGTACGCCGTATGTCTGTGTCATGGTCACGCCGTTCATCAGTGAGCCGATCCCGGCCCACGTTGCGCAGATGCTCAGCGCGTAGTACGTTTGCGGGTTACTTTTGAATTTCGCTTTCAACTCAGCGATCATTTTTTCTTGCTCCTTTCAATCTCGACGCGCTTTAGGCGAAGTCGGCGCGAAATTGCCAAACATGATACAGGCCAGCACGTAGGAGCAATGTGCTGCCGGGGACCTCCTTTCCACGAAAATAGGAGCTGTCCTGTTTGGTGGTCAGCTCCTGGTCTCTTGATCGGATTTTTACAGCCTGCATCATATCAACTTTTTTTCGGACATACCGGACATTCCGGACAAATTTCAAAAAAAATAAAAAACAGGGCAGCTTCTGCCGCCCTGTTGGTTGGTTATGCAATCTGCGATTTCAGCGCGTCCTGCAGCACTTTCGAAAGGCTGATTCCGCGCTTCTGCGCTATCTGATCCATCCAGGAAGGGATGGAAACGGTCCGCCGAACTGCTTTTGTCTCCGTCCGTTTCAGATACTCTTCAGTGTCGATCTGAATCAGCATCGCCCAGGCTCCATCCGGACATTCCACCTGTTCAATCGGTGTAGCTTCCGGGGCTGGTTCGTGCTGATCTTCGGTAGCGCTGGTCATCCATAGATTCGCCGCGTCCACGGCCATCTCGTAGGCATCATTCATATCGTTCCCGCTGGTGACGCATCCTGGAAGATCGGGAAAGCTGACATACACTTTGTTCTCGCCAGGTTCGAAGATTGCCGCATAGATTCCTTTCATTTTTGTACCTCCATATATTCATATGCTTATTCCCCCGAAGGGGGGAGGTCGGGGCTTATTTCAGCCCCTTCCTCCGTTTGGCTTGCCTGATTTCCTGTAGGATCCTGTCCCTGTCCGTCTTGTCGAAGTTCGTTCCTCTGCTTACCGGAATCCGGCTTTTCAGCTCTTCGTTCCAGTAGAGGTCGTGCCTTGATCCTTTCCGGTGGGCCATCGGCTTGTATCCGTTGGCTTTCAGGGCTTCGATCGCTTCGCCTTTTGGATTCATTGTTTCCCTCCTTTCATCTACTATTATACGCAATTTTACGTAAAAGTCAAGCTATTTACGTAAAATTATTTACTTTTTTCTGAAAAAGCGGATTTCATATCATCGTACTGATACGAAATCCGCACTTTTCATTCAATTACAAATCATCTTCGACAATCGGCTGCGAATTCCTGAAAATGGTGATTGCTTCGCTGGCCTTGACCTTCCAGTGATCCGCTTTTCGCTTTTCTACAAGGAACCGCCGCTTATATTCCGCAAGAATCGCGTCTACAATCTCTTTTTCGGCATATTCCTTGAGCATCCGGCGCTGTCCCTGGCGGCAACCGGTCGGCTCAACGCCTGCCGCGGAAACTGCCCTGCAGAGCCTGTCCAGCGGCATTCCGTATTTCTTCGATGCTTCACTCAGAATCATCAGCTCCACCTCTTCCGGACTTCCTCGTTGTGCTTGTACACGATCTGGTTCACATCCCGCTGCACGATGGCTTCGGTCTCTTCCAGCTCCGCGATCTTATCCTTAAAGGCGCCGTGCAGGTGACTCATGGCCCAGTCAAGGGCAATGGTGATGTTGTCCTCGTATTCAGCATTGCCCTTGTTCTTCCGTTTCTGCTCTTCCCGGAGCTCCCACAGGTTCATCAGGTGGTCCAGCTGCTCCTCGGTGATCATTTCGTATCCGTAGGCGTCCCGGATGGATTCGCGGGTTTCCCATTCTTCCAGTTCCTTGAACGGATCCTCATTGACCGCGTCGGCCATGGTCCTTTTCTTCAGCTTATCCTTCAG